CTTTCTATTACTGCTAATTTCGTATGCTAATGCTGAAAGATTATGCGCTTCTAAAGTTGGCCATAAGTTTCTGGCCATAGCTAATGTACAGATCGCTTTAATACCATTTGTCGAAACACCGGCACGATTAATTGCGGCTATATCATAATCAATGTTATGACCGATTAAGTATTGCACATCATCTTTTGGTAATTGGAACTTGGTAAATGGTGGGCATTTCTCCAGATCTTCATCAACAATATGATGTACAGCCATTGCTGCTATAGAAATTGGCTCACTTGGTTTATAGCGTTTAGTGAAATCAAACATAGTTTGCATGATGGGTATATCACTTCTGAAGCTTGGAAAAATGACTTCAATTGCCGCGGCTTCAATGATATCACCATGTAACTTATGGGTTTCTGTATCAAAAATTAGAGCTGTCATTTTATTACCTCACTCCCAATAACAGTAATGACGTGCTTACAAGAGAAACAACAAGATTGATAAACAATGCATTTTTAAGGTTGAACTGCATGTTTTTTCCCTCCCTTTTCTTGTTTATCCAGCTCACATCGACATTGCCCAATACGAAAATATTCGATTGGTCCTGGTGCTTCCTTTGGAGTCATTTCATATCTGTATAGAACATAAGTTCTTACACGAGTTTTAACGGTGATATCGTCACCTTTAATCTCTGTAATTGTTCCATTATGAGCTTTTTGACTAACTGCAATTTTCCCCTGGTACACACCTTCTCTTTTTTGGATCATGAAGTTGACTTCATCACCTACTTTGTAAGACTCAAAATCGGGAAGTTTTAGGCCACCACACTTGCAATGATATTTAGACATGGCTTAGCCCTCCAGACCTTGCTCAATTCGAGCTTTTTGTTCTTCTTCGGCATGAAACTTTAAGGAAAGTTTAATTGCTTGTTCTGCTGCATCTTTCATGCTGGTCGCAAAGATCCAATGACAACGGTATGAATGCCCGAGAGAAATAGAATAGTTTGTTCCTTCGGTTCTAAAACGGAAATTAAATGGGATGGCTATTTTAAGATTTACCAGAAACTCCAAATCGGAATGATCTGCGACTAAATTGCTTGCATGATCAATGAACCATTCATGACTCGGATTTCGTAAAACATTATTAATAAAGCCTTCTAATTTAGGGTATTGCTCTTTTAAATCATTACCATTTTGGCCTTCTAAAGCCCACAGAAATTCTTCAAAGTCTTCACTAACATCTAGGACAATATTTAGCGTTGGTACATGAAGGATTTTGTGAAATATGATGTTGTTCCTAAACATTTCATCTGCCAGAGCTGAAGGGAATTTATTGTTTGACATGGTTCAACCCTCCACTACTACTGTTGAAACTTCAAAGGCATCATCATTGATATAATCTTGGAAATATAATTGAGTAATCTCAAAACAATCAGGATCCCAACCTTCCTCATTAAAAATAGTGTTTATTCCATATTTATTGCTTACACCAATCAGTCTTTACCTGCATTGGCAAGCTGTATGCACCATTGGACCAATAAGCTTTAAAACTACTGCAACAATATCGCCATTATTGTCGTCTAACCTTTCTTGGTGATGAGACCAAAACTTATTGTGTTCATGAAGTGCTTCATCAGTGCATTTAATAATGATTTTGAATACAAGCTCACAGCTCTCTCCATGATCATCTTTCAAACTCACTTTATATGTACGCGGATCACACTTTAAATGTGCAGGAATTTCCGCTTGATTGGTTTCTACGTTAGAATCGTTTTGCATAATTGCTCTCCGTAATTGTGTGACACATACAAAAGTTGCCGCTTTTGTATGTGTGCTCATAAAAATTAGTGAAATTTAATGTGACTACGATCATTTGAAGACGTAGCTGCACTCAAAAGGGTTTTAAGTAAAAGAAGTTTTACTAATTTCTCTGGAACTTCTTCTTTATTGGTTCTGGCTTGAGGAAACTCGGCAAACTTTAATAAGTTGTAGAAATCATCTGCATATACCCATTGGTGAATGCGATCTTCATTAAGGTTCCCTTTTCGTGCATGCCATTCTTTACATGCTTTGCAATAGACAACATCGGCTTCGATCGTTTGGTTGGCAAAAAACACAACGACCATGCGACCATCATCTGGCTTTTCATCTTTCCCTTTAAAAACATTTAATTTTTGATGAGCTGGGATAGCTTCAATTTGTACTCTGAAACTTTCAGCTTTTGATTCCTTTAAAATTGCGTTAGCAAAGTTATAAACGCTATTTAAAAAACCAGAATTTGAACCCACACCAACTGGATAACCAATTGTTTTAAGAAGTTCGTCACGTTTAACTTCCTCATTTTGCAAACGAGTTTTTAGATATTCTGCAACATCCAAAGAAATCGGCAATGAAGCTTGCATACAAGCTTGGGTTGAAATATTTAACTTAAACATAGTGTTTTTCCTTTTGTTAAAAGTGGGTTTAATCCCGTTGTGAAGTTGGTTTTTCAAAGATCCAACATCGTTTTGTTGAGTTGGTAATTTTGCTTTGTATGGCTTTATTTGCTTCAACAAAGCGGTAATGAAGGCTGTGACGTAATGCATTTTGCAGTTCATTTACTTCAGGTAATGCGTATCGATAATCCGCTGCGACCTTATATAAATGAGCAAAATTGATGGCCATGATGTCTGACTTAGCCGAGTGGTTTGCGACGCTATCTGCATGTTCAACTTTTCGAATTGAGTCCTCCATTTCTTCAATCGTGTTCCAGAAGTTCTGAACAATAACTGGATCTGACTTGAGGACTTTGTCACGGCTTTGCGCCATCTTTATAAATTCATCAATAACCTGTTTTTGAGCTTGTGCCGGTACTTCAATTACATGGCGGCACATCGCATCAAATAGAGACATAAGCTGTGCATGGTTATGAACAATACGAGAGCTTTGAATGTCGTATTGTTCCTGGTGCAGCATCGCGTCATATCTTTCATAGCCAATATTGAAGGCATCTAAGATGTCTTTTTCTTTGCTTAAACATTGCAAGATAAATTGACTGACGTTCTCAGGTTCATATTTTGATAAGTTACGGGATGCATAAAGGCTGTTTTTGCTTAGCTGGTCTTTAAAGAACTTAACGTGAACAATACGCCCCATGATTGCTTCTGAAGCTAGTACTTCAGCATTTTGGCTGATGATTAAAGTACCCATGAACAATGGTTCGTATGTGGTATTGCCCCCTGCTTTCACACCCATTGCACCAAGTGAGCCACCGTCATACATGGTTTTACACATATCCCAGTTAAATTGTTTAGATGAGTTTTCACCTTGGCGATCTGACTCAATAAATACGACTGGAAGGTTAGATACTTGACGTAAAGTACGGATTAAACCTGCTTTAGATGTTTTAGTTGGATCTAGACCTTCATAGTTCACACGGCCAAACAATTTCCATAAAAATTGAATCAGTGTCGATTTACCAGTGCCGGGTTCACCTACTAGCTCCAAGAATGGAAAAGACTTGTGAGTCTTACGGATCTGCTGAGCGTATAAAGATCCAAAAAAAGCTGTTAATCCAATTAAGCCTTTAACGCCATAGGCATCGATGAGATCTTTAACCCAAGTTTGTTGATACTCTTCTTGGTTTTTGTTTATTTCTAATGCAAATGGAGCATTACACTTTAGGTTGGTATGGCGTGGAAGTTCAAAATAATCTTCTTTATTGATCGTATATTGCTTGCCACTCTGGTATGCCAACTCTCCTAAAACATAGGTTTTTTGCTCTGCGTGATATCCCACATAATCAATAAGCTGAACACGCTTAATATCCTTGAGCTCACGCTTTAAAAATGCGAGTAGTTGCTTACTATTACCTTCATAAAAAACACCAGGTGCAACATGTAAAAGTCGCTTACCAAACTCTGGAGCTGAAGAAATGTGGGAAGGACTAAATGTATTTTTAATCGTCTTCGCACCACGCGGAAAATCTATTTGGAA